CCACATTGGCGAAGTAAGCCGAAGACACTTCCTTTTTGGTTGCGTTTCTGAGCCACCCCCATTCCCATTCGTTCTGTAAATATGCCACCCGGTTTCTCCGTTCTTTCATAAGCGGAAGCTGCTCGTCATCATCCGGCTCGAAATGTTCATTGTCCCATTCGTCATCATGACCGAACAACTCTCCAACAGTCGGAATAGATAAATCTGCAATTCTGTCCTTAAGCTCTGAGGGGAATGCCTCCAGCAGCACAGAATCAATCCACTTCTTCAAATCAGATTCTTCAAATCTACCTTCATTGGTATTCTCTTCATTCATTGCTTTACTGACAACATAATCATCAAAAATAAACAGAACACCCTTGTCTGTAATTTTATGAGCCGTTGCAGTAAAATCTCCGAGACCATTCAAGGATATCAGAATCTGATCTCCCAGCAGAATCTCCTTTGTCTCCGTTCCCTGTTTTCTTAATACTTTGATGTTTTCCATTTCTTTTTCTCCTTTCAATTTTTGATTTCTTTGAAAAACAAAAAGAGTATGAATGGGACTCGAACCCATAACCTACGGTCGGGAATTGACCGTTGCTCTCCCACTTGAGCTATCATATCTCTTCATAATACAACTTGTAATTTTCGCGCAAAATTCAGTTTTAGTTTTTCCATAAAAGAAGTTGTATATTTTGCGCATTTTAAATCTCCTTCCTGTCAAAATATGTTTCCCATCGTTTCCTTGGAAGTGGCTTCATTTTCAACGCCCACATAATTTGCCTTATTGATACGGTAGGATATAATCCATCGTCCGTACACTCTTTGGCACGGCTATCAAAATATTCCTTAAATCCGGGATGCAGGTACAAATCATCTGTAAGCCATGAATCAATCTCGCCCCAATATGTAGACTTACTATCTTGTTTGAATCTCTGTTGTATTACAGCCAATCCTTTATCTCCAATCTTAAATAAAGTACACCTGCTATATATGGGATGGTTACAAACGTATAAGCTTCCATACATAGATACATATAATAGTGGTTTTTCATAATGATATCTCATATGTCCCCCCCAAAAGAGATGTAAAAAATGCGGAAAAACGAAGAGACCGTGTAAGACACACGATCCCGCCGTCCGTAAAACCTTTGTCATCTTCTTGTCGGCTTAAAATGTCCGAACAAACCTCTAAATGTGGTTGAGGTAAATGTTCCAGTCTCCTCAAATTTGAATCCCTTCCGCATCCATGCTGAATAGAACATTATCGGCACTAATAATCCTGCCACATCCAACCCAATCCTGATATATCGGTCTTTCTTCTGTTCTGATAACTGCTCCTGCCGAATCTCTTCGTTTAATTTGCATGTTTCTTCGTCCGTTTCACGCTTATACGCTAGATTCTCGGAATCAGTAATCGACTTCGTTTCCTCGATTCTCAGTTTGTGTAGTTTGACAAGACTATCAACTGCTTTTGAATAGTTCTCATCGTCAACATCCATGCCGGAAATCGTATTGATTTGACTTTTGATTTCCTCATCCAATAAATTTTTAATTTCTTCATCCATCTTATTTTCTCCTTTCTGTGATGAATAATGGTTTCATAATAGGACTTGTTATTTCTGCGTCATTATAAAAGTTTTTCTGAAAATTCCACCCCGGGATTTTTTTCACATATCAAAATACAACATTTTATGTATACCTGCGTGCTGAAAATATAAAAAGAAGAGCCTAACGGACAGGCTCCCCTCTACATTTCAATCTTCGTAAATAATTTTCTTTCTTAAATTGCACCAGTTTATATATCTTTCGGAATGGCAAACCGGACAGTTAAATTTACTGATTTTATTTCCAATATCGACAAGTTCTTCTGGAGATGCTTCTAACTTGGATGCACATATCGGACAGTTAAACCGGTACAGCTTTTTCATAGCACGGTGTAATACAATCACGGTTACCCCCTTTCCCGACTAAGAAGCCAAAAGAATCGTCTGTATAAATCATAATAAGTATCTCGACAGCATGGTACATTGTGCTTCATCTTCAAACCATTATATGAAATTCCCTCTGTAACACCTATTAAAATATAAGGTCCGAGTATACTGTCTGTTTTAATAGCTGTTTGTTCAATGATTTTCATTCGGTTCAAATAATATTCCCTGTCTTCCACGCATTTTGCTGTTGGATCGCTGTGGCTGTTATCTTGTACAATCTCTGTTCCTGCTGGCTGTTTGCTGTAGCCGTCAAATGATTGATACTCCTTTTTCCATAAAGGGTATTGGAGACAGAAATGCTTTAATTCATAGTACCGGTGCTTGTCAATCCAATACTTGTTCTTTTCTGAAACCTCTGGATGTATTGTTGTAGACATCACTTTTTCTCTCCTTTCCAAATATAACCGGTATCTTCATAGAGTTTCTTTGGAGAAATATAAAAATTGATTCTTCCAAATTTAGAATTCATTTCCTCAATATCGGTTATGAGTTTTCCGTTTCTGGTTGCTTTTCCAATGGGTAACCATCCTGCAATTATTCCAGCTCTTATCCACGATGCATCTTTTCCATAAATTCTGGCGGCAACTGCAACAGGGACAGAGCCATCTGCAAATTCTATCATCTGCTTTTACCTCCTTTTAACGGCTATTCTAGGATAAGAATCGCACTTTGTTAAAACAACCTCGGTGGTTTTTATTTGCAAAAGAAAAGAGCCATTGCTGGCTCAATCTTTCAAATATCCTACTTTGTATAAAACCCTTCCTACTATAGTCCAAAAATATTGTTTGATACTCATAGAATTACCTCCTTCACAATAGCAGTTGTGATTTTTGCGCATCCCATCGAATCATGGTCATTTCACATGGATAATCTTCAAACCCTATAGTTTCTGGGGTGATGAGTCCTTCTAATACTCCTCTTATAATTTCGGCTTCATATTGCTTATATGGAAAAATATCATCTGGCAATTCCCTATGTAATCCGCCGCATACCTGACACTTCATCCTTCTTATCGTAATCCATTTTGTACTTCTTCGTTTTGAGCGAACAATCCTATTGACTTTGTCATAATATTTCAATTTTCCACCGCAATTAGGACAAGTTGACTCGTTATTACTAACCATATTACATCCCCTTTTCTAATCTAGGATAGATTTTTGCATTATTTTTTAAGTGTAGGAGTTGACAATTCCTACACCATAATATATGATTACTAATAACTTTTCAACTTTGATGTAAAAGAAAGGAGAACTGAAATATGCTGACTAATTGTCCAGAATGTGACCTTCCTGTAAGCGACAAAGCCTTAAGCTGCCCACATTGCGGATACCCATTACAGCCAGACAAAGCCGTCCGTAAACCCCGCAATAAAAATAATAAACGAAGACGACTCCCCAACGGCTTCGGTCAAATAAGTGAAATTAAGAACAGAAATCTGCGAAATCCTTTTAGAGCTATGATAACAGTAGGCAAGACACCGGAAGGACGTCCAATATGTAAACCATTGAAACCTGAATCCTATTTTGCTACTTACAACGATGCGTATGCAGCACTCGTGGAATATAACAAAAATCCATATGATTTACAGCCTGCCATAACCATGCGGGAACTCTATGATAAATGGTTTCCAGAATACGAAAAGACCGTTAAGGATACCAAGGCTGTTGAAAACGCCTGGGAATATTGTTCATCCGTTTATAGCATGAGGGTAATGGATGTCAGGGCTAGGCATATAAAAGGATGTATGGAAGAAGGGATTGCGGTAGTTAAAGGAGTTGAGCAAACGCCGACTGCTACCATGAAAAACAAGATTAAATCCCTGTTCAATTTAATTTTGGATTATGCTTTAGAATATGAGATTGTGGATAGAAACTATTCCAGGACATTTAAACTTACAGATGAAATTGTCAAAGAATGCCACAATGTCAAAAAAGAACATATCGCTTTTTCTGATGAAGAAATGAATCTCTTATGGAAACACGCATATGATAAGAGAGGCGTGGATATAATCTTGATACAATGTTATTCCGGATGGCGTCCGCAGGAACTTGGATTGATTGAATTAGAGAATGTAGATCTTGAATCCGGAACATTCAAAGGCGGCATGAAAACTGATGCTGGTACAGAGAGAATCGTTCCGATTCACAGCAAAATCAGAGAACTGATTGAGAAAAAATATAAGGAAGCTGAAGAACTCGGTAGCAAATACCTTCTAAACTGGGTCGATCCGAATGCCCGTAATAAGAAGAATATAAAACTGACATATAATCGTTATAACAAAGCCTTTGGGTTAATTTGTAGTGAACTTGGATTAAATTCCGAGCATCGTCCACATGATGGAAGAAAACACTTTGTAACCATGGCAAAAAGATATGGCGTAGATGAATATGCCATTAAATATATGGTCGGTCATAAGATTTCAGACATCACAGAAAAGGTATATACTCAAAGAGAATTTGATTGGCTTAAAGCAGAAATTGAAAAATTAAAATAAGGGGTTTATTTCATTTGATTTATAGTGTAGGAGTGTGGTATATGAATAATGCAGGAATAAAATAGGAATTACCTACATTTTCCTGCTTTTTATCACATTTAACTACTTTGAAAAATCCGATTTTAAGGGTATTTAATAGTCGCTCAACTTGTAGCAAGTTTCTATAGTATAATCAAAGAATCCCTATATTTTCAAGGATTTTATAAGGAAATGTAGGAATAGTCAAGTAATAAACGACTTCCCTACACTTCCTGATACCCTTATCCGCTCTCAAAAATATCATTCATTTGAATCGGCATTCTCACCAGATTCTGTCGGTTCAGGACTTGGAGTAGAGCCGGTTTCCTGCTCTTCTTTTGTTCCCGGTTCCGTTTCTTTGACAGCTAATTTTTCAATCAAAATCTCGATTGTCGGAACGGATGAATTTTTGTTAATGGATGTGAAGTGCATGACCTCTGCGTTCAAAATCTCATCCTTAATTGCACCATACTCTCCAGAAGCAAAATTGACAAGGTTTTTCTTATCACCAGCTTCTAAAAGTTTAACATCAAACTTTGCTTCTCCTTTGTACCTCTTAACGAGTTCTAAAACAGTTGTTTCATTCATAACAATACCTCCATTTACTTAGTATCTTTGTTGTAGTTTGCAGAGCTAATTCCAAGTATCACGCCCATGAACGTGTCGATAGCAGCAATCGTACCAACCACCTGCTCTCCACATGGCAGATTCCAGATACCAGCTAATGCAAAATATAATGTACCTAATGCCGGTAAAAACACCATCGCAACCCACTTTAAAATATCGTAAGTCTTATTACTCATGCTCATCACCATTTCCCTCCTTTTCGTAAGTCGACATTCTTATAGGAAGTTTTTCAACCTCCGCCATTACCCTTTTTGCAGATCCATTCCCACCCATTTTTTCATACGGAACATATAAATAGTCATGCAGGTTCTCATATTCATCCTGCGTAATGAATCCGCGGTCTACATAATGCATACCTAAAAACAATATGCGATCGTGGGCAAGCCCGACCAGCATTTCTGTTTTGACATCTTTTTTTTCAAGCCTTTTCGTGATATAGGCCCACAGTCCAGAAGATGCAAGAACTGAACTAAAAACCGTAAGAATAATCTGTTGCCATACTTCCATGGTCATCCTCCTTAAATTTCTATTGTGGTGACCTATCCGTTATCACCAGCTTTTTGTTTACCACAGTAATATCCTTATCAAATAGAGATTTGTATAACTCGATAAGGTTGTTCCTTTGCTGTTTTGATAAAAGTTTGTAGTAGCTGCCCATCCATCCCCGGAACATATTTTGTCAGTGAATATTTTATTTGCAGAAATTTGTATGTGCTGGACACCTTTACAATCCGGGTTTTCTTCATATTTATGTGAATCCCTAATTCCTTGGCTATGGAAGAAATATTAGCAAGCAAATCCTCAAGTTCTTCTTTGCTTGGGCTTATGATGTACCAGTCATCCATATAGCGTCCGTAAAACTTCTGCTGCCTTACATATTTGACATAAGTGTCTATACGGTTCGGATAATAGATGCCGATAATTTGCGATAGCTGGTCGCCAATATTGACGGACTTAGCCATCCATTTCGTACCATTTAATTTGTTTTGGGAAATTTCACGATATTCCAGTTTATTGAACAATGTTTCTTCACATACTGCATATTCTTCGTCCGACATATAGGATACATCCATTTTGAAGCCGTCGAAAATAAGAGTTAATATCCAGTCGATGAATTCGTCATCATCAAACAGTTTTAATAACTCTCTTTTTGCTATTTCATGAATAATATTGTCATAGTATTTAGAAAAGTCTCCGAATAGAATCCAGCCTCCATTTCCATGAAGCTTGTAAAACTTGTGGAGATGCACTTCAAACCTGTTCCGCTGAAAGGAAATTCCACGGCCTTTTATGGATGCACCATTATCATATATGATGTGCTTCCTAACCTCAGGCAGTAAAATATCATCGCACAGAACATGGCGGACAATGCGGTCTCTTATTGGGATACTTGTAATAGGTCTTACCCTGCCTCTCTCAGATAGCTGAAATTCCTGTACCGGACCATTTTGAAGTGTCCGATTGAGAAGATCTTCTTGTATGTCAAAAATATACCTCAGAAAATTCATCATAAATTTCTGGGTAGTCTCTTTCCATTTGCTACCTTTTACTGAAGCTTTGTAAGCCTTGTACAAATTATTGGCGTCACAGAGAATCTCCTCATATTTCATAATTTATTCACCGTGATAGCAATACTTACCGTAGTAAATTGCGTCCGGCTTTGTCATTTATCCCTTCTTGAAATGGAACGGATAACGTCTCCTTCTCTATTGGTTAGGTAGAGAATCCGGACGAACCCCATTAGAGTTCGCAGCGTTGTTGTAGTTCGTATTGCCATTGTTGTTCACATTGGCGAAGTAAGCCGAAGACACGACGCAATTTAGACATTACCCTGGTAAATATGATTTGATTTTGTTATCCCTCTGACGCCACTTTTTTATCAATCCGATTTCTCGGTCGATAGCTTTGACATATCTGCCGTAGACATTGACATCCACTTCAAACACTTCTACCACTCTTTGGAGTTCATTTATAATTTGTTCGCAGCCAACAATTGCTGCATTTTGATAATCCCTTCTCAGCTCATATTCATGCATGGATGTTGGATATATAGTATTTGCCGCTCTGACGTTTCCGATAACGGAAGCCGCAAATTTATCTATCCGATCTTTGAATTTCTGCATAAGATACCGATATCTTGCAAAGTCCTCATGCTCGTCTTTTCCATAAGCGTATCTCAATCGGACAAAATGATCTAAATCCTTAACACCAAAACTTCTCTGCATAAACTCAATTAGCATATTATGAAGTTCTATTGAATATGTAATAGCCTCGAATTTTGATTCGGAACGGTCACTGACGAGGACACTCATTTAGTAATCCCCACCAGTGATTTCATTAAATTCCTCCTCGGTAATCCATCCTTTTACTACGGCATTTCTGACACGAGCCTCATTCCACAATCTTTCCCCATTTACAATGGTATTGTAGTAATTTTTGACTTTGTCAAATTTCTTGCTATGTTCCATGGTGTTCCTCCTTTCATTTTAATCAAAGTTCTACATCACACATCATGGCGATGTATTCGATACTTGCCTGGATTTTAGCATCTTTAAGTTCCGACTCTGAGAGTTCACGAAGAACGAACCAATACTCTTCTCCCATCTGCGTGACCTGAACACACTCCATGTTTTCATGGATAGTCTCAGTTTCTCCATCTGAAACCATTACCGAATGACAGTTGCCGTCGAAAATACTCTTATCAATCTTAACATCAGAAACAAAATTGTTTCCGTTCAATCTGAGATTTTCGATAATTGTACCATCTGCTAATGTAACAGAATATGTTTTATCATCCATTTTGATATCTCCTTCCGATTTTATAACATACTTTTTGCGCACCTGCGTGCTGTTTTTTATTTTCGGGGCACAAGGCCCCTGGATTTACTAACCAATAGCAAAGACCGGACGAACCCCATCAGAGTGCGCAGCGAGGCGGCAGTACGCATCGCCACCGTCGCTCACACTAGCGAAACCAGCCGAAGACACGACGTCTCTCAGCCACTGAGCGTGCGACCTATCAACAATTAAAGCTGGACGCAGTGCAAACAGAGAAAGCTGCGTTTTGTCAATCGTGTAAATATACGGAATAGAAGAACCATCGCTAGTGGGAGAAAAATGCAGATGCCCATACATCATACATTCGTTTGGAAGTTCAACGGTTGAATCATACCATGCCCCACCGGATGGTCGGCCATTCGTAACAGCGTTCGTCAACAATTCCCTATGCGTAAGTACCATATCACCAAAGGCTGATGAGATTGTACTCTTAGCACTCGCAAGGTTTGTCTTGTACATGGCAGAATTGACGTATCCTCCTTCAGTAGTATTCGTAGTATTCATCTGAGCGTTATACAAAGCCGTTTCCGGAATAATTACCAGATGATGTTTTGTAAATGCCGTATCGCCACAGTTATACCAATAATCCATATCGGCAATCAGCCACTTAACACCACCGATTGTCCAATAATCACCAATAAACAGACCATCAAAACTTCCATTTTGAATTGCTGCCTTCTGAGCTGCCGTTACCGAACTACCCAAATTCTTACCTCTGTATGTATTACGATTATCCAGATTTAATGCGGCATTTTCCTCCGCTTTTTCAATTGCCGGATTTGTTAAATCTTCGTACTTCATAGCCTTTGTTCCAGAACTTGTTTCAACAATTACCAAATCATTTGCTGCGGGAGTTGTTGCACGAGATAAATCCGTAATTTTTCTTGTTGCCATTATTTTATTCCTCCTTTAAATTGATAATATAATAGTGTGATTGTCACTCGTAACTAATTCACTGCCTGAATCATCCACGACAAGGTGGGCGAAACCAGAAAGATCTTCTAATTCCGTGATTCTGGAAATAAGTGTATTAACAGTTCCACTTAGGGACTGTATTATGCTATTAAGACCAGAAATGAGATTATCTACGCTTTCTTTATCGTAGGAACCGATATTTTCAGGAGTAATGTTGACGAATCCACGCCTATACTCTGATTCTGCATTTCCTTTGATTCCAGATATCAAAGAGCCGGCAAGACAATCCCAATATCCGTCCGCTGTGTAATACACGTTTGTTCCGGCTGGATATTTAATGCCGCCGCCATCTTTGAATGTATTGTCGGATTAAAATGCATCAGAAATATTAAACATATAGC